CTCGACAATGGCTTTCAAACCATCTGTTGCCCACATTACAGCATTCGCAAGTGCCCCAATCATTGGAACACCGCCGCTGACCGATAACTCACACATAGCTGAACCCCGGAGCCGACGCAACTGTGTTAGAGGTGAGCTGATCTTATGGGTGACTCCAAAACAAGCCAAAGCTCGTTTCATCTCACGCACCATACGATCCACCCCAAACACGGAGAAAACGCGAGAACGACAGAAGACAATGTCTTCCAACCGCGATACACGTTCTATAGTTATGTCAAACCCGACATTAGCATATGTCGGTTCTATTAAATGAAAACAGCGATCAGCATCACGCTTGGGCAAGAAGATCAAAAGATCATCTCCATCATCTAAGATATCCCATTTGTGTATACCGAGATGGTTTAATATCCCGATAGTTGCTGAAACCATAATCACAGAATTTCCCAACCCGGTATCAGAATCACCGGTACAACGCGTACCAGTCAACTGAAAAGACAAATCTTTATGCCTGACTAAAGAAGTGTGGTGCATAGCTAAAATGCTCTCAAGATGTTGATTATTTCGCCCATACAACGTGCGAAAAATCTCATACTCGGTCTGCAAATGCTGTGTACGCACCGATGCATCAAACCGTTTGACGTCAACACTGAATACTTCACAACTTGGAATATTCCGCATTTTCCGCCTAATAAGTTTAGCGCGCAACTTCTGATCAAGCCCCTTGGCGAACAGCCGCGTTCTGATGGTCTGTCGATGGGGACCAAGAATTTTATACATCACCTTTTCCACCGGTTTGGTGTATCGGGCAAACTCAAGATTAAACTTAGGCTTACGAGCAAGAATGGGTCGAGGATCCTTCATAGTGTCAGCTCCGTTGTTTTTGTCTGCTTTCACAAACAAAGCAACTTCACCATCACGCTGGGACAACTCATGCAGAGCCAATTCCTGCTTAGCTAACGTGTACATCTTGGTTTTGGCTGGAGGACACATGGCTAGAGCTTCCGCCCTGGACAATTCCATCCGACCAACCAACTGTAAAAATTCCTTTCCCAAACAACCTACCCCATACGATAACATCTGTTCACCCAATTGTGTCACGGGCGGAGCAATACGGCCAATCCGCTTATTAGCGGCGACAACCACACTACACCCACAAGCTGCTGCCATAGAACATTCTTCGAGACCTAAGCCCCTAGGAAAATCGAATGGCTGATACAGCAAACCACCTCTGGTTACAGGTCCTAAACATACCGCAGACAACTGTCGTTTGACTCGTAGACGCCCCCTGATATGCTGGACTTCTCCAACACACCCATCCCAGGTGCCCACGTGATACCGCCAAACGTAGCTGCTGCGCCCCTATTGGGTCTCCCACCCTGACAGAGGTTCACTGGCAAATGGAGAGACGGTCGCCC